TAGTTGATGATGCTGAGGAAAGAATCCCTCAACTGCATCAGTCTTACTCCATATGGGAGATCTTAATGGAAGACAGAAGGCAGTTGATTATTTCTTAAGTCTCCCTGATGTATTTATAAGTCTTATAGAGGAAAAGAAGGAGGATAAAAAAGATGGACGCGACTAAACCAACCGATGTTGAATTAGTAAGTGCATTAGCAGCTTATATTAGAGAAGCGAGAGCAGGAGTTAATGCTCTCTCAGCAGGTTCAGGTGTTGGTGTAACAGCTTTAACAATAGCAGTTGGTGCAATAGCATTGACTGTAGGGACTGAGGTTGGAACCTTTGGTTATGAGGTATTAATCACAGATGCAGCCGGTGCAGCTAACATTGCCAAGATCCTTGGTGGTACTCAGGGACAGACTAAGAAGTTTATCTTTCAAGATAACAATGTAGGCATTGTTGATGGAGTGGCTTTAGGTGGAAATATCTACCTTAATCAGCTTCCAGCCCTTTCAACTTTTGCAGCTCAAACAAATGACGTTCTTGAGTTAGTTAATATCGGCGGAGATGGTGGTGTTACAACTCATGGTTATTGGAAAGAAGTATCACGGCAGACTGCTTTGAAATAGATCGTTAAATGATTAAACAAACTAAATAAAGGAGGAAGTTGATTATGCCAGAAGAGAAAAAGATAAATGTAGAGATTGAAGAAATGCTTAATGCATTAGGTGATCCTACACCAGAAGACATTAAAGAAGATGAAGAAGATGAGGATAAGGATAAGGAAGAGGATAAAGATAAGGATAAAGAGGAAGAGGAAGAGGAAGAAGACCCTAACAAAGATAAAGATAAGGAGGACAAAGAAGAAGATAAAGACGACTTAGATAAAGATAAAGATGAGGATGATGAAGAGACTGACAAAGATAAAATCATCGAGAATCTTCGTAAGCAGATTAATGAAAGGCCTACAACTGAAGAGCCTAAGAAGGAAGAGCCTAAGAAAGAAGAAGAAAAACCTCCTGAGCCTCTTAAGTTTGAAGACCAAGACTTTATTGGGGATATAGATCTTGATGATCTTACTCGTGATAAGTCAGTTCTTAATAAGCTACTTAATACTGTATATGCAAAGGGAGTGAACGACTCTAAGCGGATTGCGACAGAAGGGGTTCTCAACTCAATACCTGACATAGTCAAGCATAACTTGACTTTATTAACCTCGTTGAAGGAAGCAAGTGATAAGTTCTATGATGGTAATAAAGATCTCATTCCCTTCAAACGAGTAGTTGCAGCAGTCTTTGAAGAAATAGCTTCAAAGAATCCAGATAAGAAGTACTCAGAAATCATGGACCTTGTTGCCCCTGAGACAAGGAAGAGACTCGAGTTACACAAAAATGCTGTTAAGGGAAAAGGGAATGGGAAGGAAGAAGAGGAAAAATCTCCTCGTCTCCCTGCAAAAAGCGGAGGTCAAAGGCGTATGCCTAATAAAAAACCTGACACTTCATCTCTTGCTAGTGAGATTGAAGAGATGAACAAAACACTAGGAAATAGGAGGTAAGAGTTATGGCTCTTGAAGATCGTGGTGCTCAGCATGATAAGGAAGTAGTCGATAAGTTTATTGATCCTGTAGTTTCGGTTGAGATGACTTCACTCGACTATGTAGTTCGGCCCAGTGCAACACTTGCACCTATGGTGATTGTGCTTCCTCCGGTAGCAGAGGCTAAGGGTCGGTTCTATTCAATAGTGGCAAGGGCCGCTAGTCAGGTCAATACCATTACTGTTACCGATAAGGATGATTCAGAGTGCTGGGCTGATATCATTCTCAATGGCAAGTGTGATCGACTTTTAATGTACAGTGATGGTCTCTTCTGGCATCCGTTAGCGGCAATCACTACTACATTCCCCAGTGGATATGACTATCCTTGATAGGTAGTCATCGTAAGATCGTTTAATGATTAAACCAACTTAATAACGACTCACTCTTAGGAGGTAAAACTATGTTTCTTGGAATGCGTGGAACAGGTGATTGGGTAGCTGACCAGCGACCTATGAATTGGAGGGAACAGATTTTATATCTGTATCCTAATGGGCAGGCTCCTTTGACTGCCATCTTGTCAATGATGGGTTCTGAAGCTGTAGATGATCCTCAGTTTCATTGGTGGACTCAGGAACAGACTGCTGTTGGTGGAGCAGTAGCGGGTGTTTTCACTCTTCCTGACCTCTCCATTGCCTACGCAGGTGGTGGAGTAATAGGTGATGTGGTCTATGTTCAGATCACTACTACCCTCGCAAATAGAATTCGCGAGGGGCATCAGATTCTTCTCCGTGATGCTTCTGACTATCGTGTCGATGTAGTTGGAAAGATCACTGGAGTGACCAGGGGAACTACACAGTCTATTTTGGCAGTGAAACTGCTGGAAAATGATGATAACTCTCCTGGAGTTGGTGGACATGATCTTCAGAACTGCGATACGTTCAAGATCATTGGTAACATTAACCCTGAGGGTGGCGAGATGCCTGACGCCATCGCTCTTAACCCTACGAAGGTCTACAACTACACGCAGATCTTCCGGACGCCTCTGAGTATGACTCGGACGGCTTTGAAGACTAAACTTCGAACGCCTGAGCAGCGTCAGAAGGCTAAGGCTGAAGCTCTGGAAATGCACTCCTGGGAAATGGAGCTTGCATTCCTCTGGGGAATCAGAACTGAGAACATTGGAGACAATGGTAAGCCTGAGCGAACCACTATGGGAGTGATCAACTTCATTCGTCAGTATGCTGCGGCCAACTGCGACGACTATACTCTCAATCCTGCCTATGCAGGTCTGGACTGGGATGCGGCTGGTGGTGGGAATGTCTGGCTCAGAGCCATGCTTGAGCAGATCTTCAGGTATGGAGCTGCGGAGAAACTGGTTCTCTGTGGTTCTGGCTTCTTACTGGGTATTGATGCTTTGGTCAATACTCCTCTGATCAGTGGGGCTGTTACGCAGCTTCAGCCTGGGGCTAAGGCCTACGGTATGGAGATCAGAGAATGGCTTACGCCCTTCGGTAAGATCAATATGAAGACTCATCCCCTCTTCAGTTACGATGCGACCACTCGTAACATGGGAGTGGTGTTGGAGCCTAAAGAACTTACCTATCGTTACGTTGACGATACTACGTTCTATGGTGAGTCAAGCCAGAAGATCCATACAGAGGGTTATGGTCAGCGACGAGTGGACGGTATCAATGAGGAGTTTCTCACTGAGGCCGGTCTTGAATTCGGACTTTCTCAGAAGTGTGGAGTCCTAAACGGTGTCGGTCTGGATAATAATTTAGCGCCGTAGGTTATTATTCCTTGACCAAAACGGCTGTGAGGAGGGATTTCCTCCTTTGCCTTCCTCACAGCTTCTTATAAATTGGAGATGTTATGAACTACCTTCAGATGCGTTTAAAGTTTAGGGAACTCTCAGGCCGCTTCGACCTGGTCGATTCAGTTGGTACAGATCTAGGCGCTGGCTTCTTCATCAATGAAGGTAGGAAGTTCTTAGACCGTCTTGATGAGACTCAGAAGTCTTGGGGAACTTGTTTTCGCTTTCTTGATATAGGAAAGTGGTCTGTTCAGTTTCCTTATTGTAGAGCAGTTAAGGAAGTATGGGCTGCTACTACATTAAAAAGATGGCAACTTGAGAAGAAGAATATTCAAGATCTAATAAATGGATATCTTCTTGATGCGCCTAGTCAGCGTGATACAGGTGAGCCACTTTACTATTCACCTTGTATTACTAGGGCAATTCCAGAGAATCAACCAATTAGTTCATTTGAGTCTTTCCTTGGCTGGGTAGATATCCCATCTGGAAATGCTCACGAGTATAATGCAATCTTGGTTAGTGTTCCAGCAAGTGAAAAGTTGACTATCCTAGTCAATGGGCTCTTTTATTCAGCTGAATTAGTCAATGATACAGATGAGAACTTCTGGTCTGTAGCTCATCCCATGTTACTCTATATGGCAGCTATGAGACAGGTTGAAGTAATTAATCGAAATACTCAGGGAGTCAAGGACTGGGAAAATTCAATAGGGAGCGATGTAAAGACACTTGGCTTTGATCTTGTTGAGGAAAACATTGCTGAAGTAAGTGAAATGGAGGGTTGATATGGAAGACCGAGTTAAACAATTAGAGATGGTAACTACTCGTCTCATGAGGAGGTCTGGAAAAAGAGCTGCCGTACTTATTACTCCTTATCCTATTTCTAATGCAGTCTTTGGTGAAAAGGTTGAAGGACCAGTCCTTCGTTATATGTTTCCTTGTGATGGTGTAGTAACAAAAGGATTTGTTAGACTTGGTAAGAAGCCTAAGACAAATGTAATGCTTGGAGTCAAGATGTTTAATGAGTCTGGGTCAGCTTCAAAAGGATTCTCACTTGAGAGAAAGTTCCTCTCTATCCAGCCTAATCTCACTGTTATTGCAGGAGACTGCCTTGAAATTTCTCTTGATCCTGGTGAGGAAATTGTAACAGAGCTTTGGATTTCGTTCCTTTGGAGGCCTACTGTGAGAGATATAGAAGCTAAAAGTTATTTAATAGAGGAGCTTGAAGATGGTCTACAAAAAAGGACGCTGATCGAATAAGAATCCCTGCCGTGAAGTAGGGAAAGATCGTTTAATCATTAAACAAACTGATAACCAAGAGGAATCTAAAGATGAGAGAGTACGAACTGACCATAGACAAAGCATTGATCAAGGGACTGAGTCCTGAGTTTGTTATAACTAATGCTGAGTTTCTTTCTCAATGCTTAGGATTTAGATGTGGAAAAGGGAGACTTGAATCTCACATACCTTTAACTAATCCTATTCCTGCTACAGTCGATATGTACTATGACTGGCCTTTTCCTCAGTTTTTTGTCGGTGAGGCTTTTAATATATTAGTCATTCGTGATACAGTTAATCAGCAAGATTCTGTATATAGTATTAGTAAGGACCACTTAACTGTAACGCATATCTTTGATGTAGATGAACTTACCTTTGGTAAGGGAACCTTGATGGAATATGCTGACTTTGGTGAGTATGCTTTTATGACTAATGGAGTTATAATGATAGCTTGGAATCCAACTTTGGTAACCTGGGTTCCCTCACTAGCTATAGCAACCATCCCATTGATGAAGACTATTTGCAATTTTAAAGGGCAGGCTGTAGGAGGTAATGTAGTAGCTGGAACATGGTATGACTGTGATGAGACTTTCTATCTATGGTCTAAGATTGGTTCTATGGACTTCATCCCTGATGAGAATAATGAGTCAGGCTATAGACGTGATCCTTTTGGTGGAGATGTTTATCATACTAAACGAATAGGTGAGTTTGTAGTTGGTTATTCATCTAAAGGAATAGTCTTAATAAATCCAGTAAGTACTCCAATAGACACACTTGGATTTGAGGAGTTAAGTAATATAGGTTTGATTAATAAGGGAGCTATGGCTGGTGATTTAAGACGCCATGTCTATGTAGGTGAGGACTATATACTCAGGGATATATCTATACAAGGTGAGTTGGTAAGAAGGCATGATGTGAGAGAGCTTGGTTATCAGTATTATATTCAGCAGCTTGCTGGAGAAGATATTATTGTATCTTATGATCCCCAGACTAAGGATTTCTATATTGGAAATAGTACAAAGACGTTCTTGTTATCCTCTCAAGGTCTAACTGAGGTTCTTCAGCATCCCTCTACAGTTTGGAGAAGTAACAATCAATCTTATATGATTCCTGAAATTGTCGATTCTTCATTGCCTCTGATTACATCAGAAGTCTTCGATATGCTTTATGCAGGGCAGAAGACTATCTCATCAATAGAGACTGACGCATCGGTAGTTGATAGTCCAGAAGCTAACGTGGCTTATACTCATGATAATTCTATATGGGGAGCTGTCTCATTTAAACCTATTAATAATCAAGGATCAGCATCAGTTATAGCCTCAGGAAATCAGTTTAGAGCCAGTCTAAGATTCGGTGATATCTATAACAATACAAGGATTAGTTATATCAAAGTGCGATTTAAAATGACTGATCTCCGAGGGATTAGAGGGGTCTATGCACCTCCTACATCATTAAGAGGACAAGGAGCTTAATATGATAACACAGTTACTACCTGATCAGATTTCTAAATTCTGGCCTATTATTAAGTATGCGGTTGAGGAGTCGTTACCTCCAACTGTAGGTGAGCATCCAGATAAGATGAATAGAATTCTATCTGCCATGCTAAGTGGAAAATTAGATGTTTGGGCTTCTTATAGACATCTAGAGAATGGAATAACTAAGGTTGATGGAATAGGTGTTACACAGATTATCTACGATGAAGCAAGCAATACAAAGAGTATGTTGATCTATGCAGTCTATGCATATGAGAAAACATTACCAGAGACATGGATTGATTCTTTTGAAACTATAAGTAAGTATGCAATATCTAAAGGGTGTATAAGATATGTAGCATATTCATCTATTCCCTATGTAATTGAAATGGCTAAGAAATTTGGAGGAGATACAAGTTTTACCTTTATATCTTTTCCATTATCAAGTTCGTTTAATTCATAAACGATCTTTAGAGGAGGTCTAATATGGGTGGATCAGGTGGTGGAGGAAGCTCAGGAAATGTAACTCATGCGGCTTATCTTGAGGCTGTTCATGCTAGTTGGTTAGACCACGCTGGTGCAGATACTATATCTGACTCAGTTACAGATGTGATGAATTCAGCTTTAGGTAATTCACCTTGGACGGTTTTATCTGCTTATAATCCAGATGCGGCAATAGCTGCATATGAAGCTGAGCTAGCAGCATTTAAAGTACTTTTAAGTGGATTGTTAGAGACAACAGACTGGGAAACTCTCTATAATAAAGCTGATACTGTATTAGCTGGAGTAGCTGAGGCTGCCATAATTGCTGATGCAGCAGCTTTTGGAAGTATCCTTGATTCAGATATGAATACTAAAATCCTTCCTCGGTTTAGACGTGGGATGCAGGATATTAATGCTGTTGTATCATCAGCTTTTGTTCTTGGTCAGTCTGTAATTGAAGGATTTAGAGATAGAGAAATAGCAAAGTATACATCTCAACTTAGATTAGATATAAATTCTAAAAAGATAACGGCTGTAGATCAGATGATTCAGATGATGTCTAGACGAATAGCTTGGAATGAAAGTCTGACCAGAATGACTGTTGAATCTAACCGAATTAAGATTGTTGCTAAGAAGGAGGAAAGTGACCTTAATGCCACTTATGATGAGGAAGATGGTAAGTGGGACCTTGAAGTCTTCCAATATGGAGCAAATGCTATGGCTGCTATCTCTGGTGGAGTTGCAGGGGCCAAACTTAAACCTCCTTCTCAATTACAATCAGCTATTGGCGGAGGTATGATGGGGGCAGCTGCAGGTGGAATGATAGGTGGTGCTATAGCCGGAGGTGAAGCAGGCTCGATGGCTGGTCCTTATGGAGCTGCTATTGGAGCTGTTCTTGGTGCAGCTATGGGTATGCTGTCATCTAATTAGGAGGTGTTAAAAATGACTGATGAAACAGGTGGAGTTACTAGTTTATTAACAAATAAACTATTTCTACAGATGTTAGCGGGTGCCGGACAGGATGTGGCATCTAATACTATGGGCAATGCTCAGGGTATGCCAGGGCTTAGCGGGGCAATTCAGGGGAATATTCAATCTCAGAATTATGCCAAATTACTTAAACAATTACTAGGTCCTGATGGGGCTAAAGGGACATTTAGTAAGGATGGGATTAACTTAACCATTCCTAAGGAATCATCACTATATGGTTCTTTCTTAGGAGGAGATCAAATCCCAGTTAATCAGTCCCTTAATCCTTTTACAGAAAATTCTGTATCTCCTTCAACACCTAATCCTGGTCAGGTAGATGATACAACTAAAAAGATAACTAATCTCTTAATTGATAAACTAAAGAGTGGAGCATCAGTAGCAAACCCTTTCGTTGAAGGCCAGTCTAGGGGAATGAATTTAGACTTTAATGCAGCAGACTTGGCTGGCCTGACAACACAAGATATTTCTACAGCTCTTGGATTGAAGTTGAAACAGGATGAGGTTAAGAATCAATCTGTTCAGCATGTCTTAGATAATTTATATAAGACAAAGTTGATGGAGAATATTGATTCGGAGATCACCGCTCGATCACCAAAGTTTGAAATCCCAGGTATAGGTAAAGTCAATGCCACTCAATACTTATCATGGGAGAAGATGAATAAAGAGAATAAGCCCAATGAAGTTAAGCTTTATGAGTATGCGATAAAGCAAGGTTTTAGTGGGTCTTTTATGGACTTTGAGGATCGTGCTAAGACTACTCATAAGAAGGATTACGATGAGGCAGTTAAGGGTGGTTACAAAGGGAATTTCAATGGCTGGATGTTGGATATGGCTAAAGCTGGCGCGATCAATCTAGGTGAATTTACCAAAAGAGAAGAAGCTAAAAAGACTGTGAAGGCTGAGAGTTACTTCTCAACTGGTGAGTTTAATAAAGATATAGAGAAGAGACTTGATAATTATAGAAAGAATGAACTTTGGCAAGTACCAGAAGCTGCCAGACCTGCGAAAGAAGCTGAGTTTAAAGTAAAAAATGCGTTAGATGAACTCTCAGCTCGTGGATATACTATTGACCGAAAGTACTGGCTTGACAAAGAAATGACTACTGCTGCTATAGATGTAACTAGTAAGTCAGGTAATAAAGAGACAATAAAAATCAGAGTTAAGTAGTTTGGAGGTTTAATAATGGCTTCGGTTCTAGACACTTTTGAGGCTCATGATAGTAGATTAGCTCCATTCGATATAAAGATTTCTAAAGATGCTAATCCTAATGTGATAGCTAATGAATTAGTTAACAAAGGATCTATATTAGATACCTTTGAAAAACCTTTAGGAGAAGCTCCTATTAAATCTCCAGTTCAAGATACTACTGTAGTAAAACCTCAAGTCAATGTTGAAGCTTATGATCCACTATCTATGTTTGGAAAGCTTGCTCCAAAAGCCCCATTAAAACCTCCTAAACTATTTGATGGAGTAGTTAGTATAAGTAAAAGTGATAACAAACCTAACTTTCTCGAGCGTGGTCTTAATGCTCTTACTGATCTATTCGGTCTGGATAATGTAGGTAAGTTATCAGAAGGAGCTAAGGCTCAGGCCTTAGTCATGCATATGGCTAAGGAGGAAGGTATCCCACTTGATCAGTATAGACAATCACCTGAGCTAATTGAAAAGGCTGCTAGTTCATTTATTTCGATGTCTACATTAGGACTGGCTCCAGCGATTAAAAAGACATTGACAGGTGAAGTAGAGTATCCAGCTACTAATACTCTTGGCTATATTGGGGAGGCTGTAGGATCATTAGCTGGATTGTACGGAGCTCCTATACAAATAGCTGGAAGATTTGTCAAGCCTGTGTTAAGCTTTTTACCTGAAACTGTTCAGTCTGAAGCAGTCTCAGCTAGAGTATTAAAGAGTGCTTTGAGAGACTCAGTATTGCTTGGTCCAGCTATTGGATTATCTAATGTTGGTGAAGCTCTTGAACAAACTACCTTTACAGAAGCTGCTGATAAAATTTGGGAAGGTATTAAGTCTGGAGCTATGATTGGAACTATCTTTGGTACTGCTAAGGGATTGTTTCCTAAGGAAGGTATAGAGACTGGGGCAAGAATATTCTCTGGATTAATAGGCCTTAATGCCTATAGAGCATCTCAAGTAGGAGGAAATCCTTTTACCAAACGTCCTATGGGTGATGTCTTATTTGACATAGCTTTGGACTCCTTATTTCTTTACAAAGGGTTACCAAAGAATATGAGGTTCGAAGTTGCTAAGGATCTTGATAACTTAAATGATAAGATTGATCAGGCTAAGAAGCCTCCTCCTCCATCTGGTGGAGGTGGAGGGATTCCTGATAAAGTGATTCAGCAAGCTTTGAGCAGAGTATCAGATGTTGAGAAGGCTCAGATAGAGCTGGAAGCGAAGAGGATCGAGGATAAAGCTAAGATAGCGATTCAGGCTAAGGCTGATTTGGAGGTTAAAGGAAAAGAGATTGAGGATATTAAAGAGAGTTACGAAGTAGATGACTTGATCAAAGATGGGAGGGCCAAGATTGTCGAGCCTGGGACTAGAATTAAAAGTGACCTTGAATTAGCTAAGGAAGAAGGTATTAAGAAGATTGAAGAAGGACCTAAAGATGAGTTAGTTAAATCGTTAAATGAACTTGGATATGATGAGCAGGATATAGCAGGGATGGAAGAAGGACAGAGACAGCTTATTATAAGTCAAGGGATTAGAAGAAATAAAGTTGATATTAAACAGCCTAAGTCAGATATTAAGCAGGAGACAGTCCAACCTGAGGCAAAAAAAGAGATAGAGCGGCTTAATGCTGAGCGTGAATACTTAAATGAACTACAAACAACACACAACAGATTGATTTCTGGTGGTGCTACTGAATTAGAATTTAGAAACGAAGTAACAATGAGAGGAAGCGCATCGAATAAACCTTTACATAAAGGTGAAACATGGCGCTCAAGAAATGAAGCATATATAAAACTCATAGAGGATAGAGTTAGAAGATTGGAGTCAGTAAAGACTAAGTCCATACTTCGAAAGAAGAAGGTTGAAAAGGAACCTATTACAGATGTAGATCTCCAAACCGGAACTCCTTTACCTGAGAAGCTCTCATCAAATAAACATCCTTTTCGTAATGCAGATAAAGCACAGACTAATGAAATGAGTAAGCTTTATATTGAGAAGATTAGAAACAAAGATATTGATCCTGAAGTTTTTACGCAATACCTAATTAATGAGGTTAATAGATATCTTAATGGAGATGAGCCCTCCACACCTATTGAGAAAGTTCGTAATGGTCTAAGCAACGCAGCGGCTAATGCTGAGAATGCTAGGTTGAAGTTTGATAGGGTAGCTGACTTTGAACGCTGGAGAGATACAGTTAGTGAGGCTGCAAGGTGGGCAAGATCATCAGATCGTTTAACGAATAAACGAACTGGTGGGACACAACTTAATATGTTTATCCCTGTTAATGAATTGCCTGAGCAGGTTAAGGGATTGTTGAAGAGTATTAAAGCAATAGTTAGATCAAAACCAGACGATCTTATAAAGGCAAGTAGGTTAGGTGGTCCTAGAGACGTAATTAAAAGATACCTTGATGGTCTAGATACTGAGGAAGAAGCTAGAGCTAAAGGTATGACTGGTCAGTTAGCTGAAGACTATGGAGATTGGACTAGGCCTAGTCCTACTATTTATCGTAATAAAGAGATCTTCGATGCTACAGGATTCTGGCTTGGGAAAGATGGGAAGTGGAGATATGAGATAGGGCCTGAAAATCTTAGATCTCTTAAGGATACTATTGATCATGTTTTAAAAGATCCTTATAATAGTAGTGAGGGTGGACTACCTGCATATATAGGAGGTTCAGGAGTACTTAAGAATGTTCCAGAGCTAAATAAGGTAAGAGTAGTTATCGGTGGTAGAATGAAAGGAAATGAAAAAGGATACTATTCTCCTAAGACTAAAACTATTCATGTAGGAAGGCAAGATATTCAAAGTACTTTCATTCACGAACTCCAACACGCTATTAATGATATAGTAGGGAGTAAGTTTAAAGGGAGTAATGTTGAGATTGAAAATGCCAAGATACAGAAGCAGATCTTAGACGACTTAAGAAGAGCTGCTAAGACTGATCATATTAGGCAGTACATAGATACTATCGCTGCTGATTATGATGCAGGACGTACTAAAGATGTAGGTAACAGAATATACTATGTACTTCAAAAATCAATGGATCCTAAAGAAAGGGCTTCTATACAAGAGATATTAAGTAAGCACATAACATCAAAAGAGACTCCTTTTGAAAACTATATGAAAGACCCTGGGGAAATGGAAGCGAGGTTGGCTTCTGAACGAATGAGTATGACTCCAGAGCAAAGGAAGGCAACACCGCCTTGGGAGACATTAGATAAGATGTTACAGTCTGAAGAATTTACAAGACTTAACACTGATATGTCTGATGCAGAAGTTAAAGCAGTTCAAAATAGAATGAGTGGGATTGGATCAACTCTCTACATGGGTCTAGATCCTACTCAATTCTCTGAAGCTACAAAGAAAATCATTGAAGGTGCTAAAGCCCTAGCTCGCTATACAGCTAAAGCACGTGGAGTAAAAGAATTTAAGCCTGGAGTTGCTTTAACTAGAGCAAGAGAGGAATTTATTCATTCTGGAATTGATCGTTCTGGGAATATCCGTAGAGACTTACTTGATCAACTTGGTAATGAAGGCTATGAGATTATACAAAAGATGTATTTATCCAAGGGCGCTTCCTCTCTTGCGGCACAACAGCTTAAACAAATGAGAAATGAGGTCTATACTGGTCTATCTAAAGATGACAAGCGTATACTTGATAACTTGATCTTAGCAGATCGTATGCTTGATATTGGAAAGTATAAGACAGCGGCACAGTTTAAGTTTCCTGAAGGACTTACTCCAACTGAAGCTGCTTCCTACAATGAACTATTTCAATTCACTGAGGGTATCACTGCTGAGAAGGCTAGTTTATTAAAACAGCGTTCTCAGGCTTATTTTGAATGGATGAAGAAACCTTTGAAAGATATGTTGGACGCTGAGTTAATTTCTCAGACTGAGTATGATGCTCTTTCGTCCCATAACTATCGTCGGCTCAAGCTTGTTGATATCTTTGACAGCCGCTACCAGTCAAAGATAGGTAAGAAAACAAGGACTGTTTATGACTCAGGTGTTGAGGCCTTATCTCATGGTCGTGATACTGATGTATTCGAGCCTTCATCAGAAGTCATGGCTCTTGAAGTATTCAATAGGGCCTATGGACGAATCTTGAATAATGCAGCTAATAGAACCCTACTTGATTTGGCTAGGACTCAGAAGGACAATCCCTTTGTTGCAGTTAAAGAATCTCCCAATGATATTATTCCCTCTGGATGGAATAGAGTATTTGTGTATGAGAAGGGTGAGCGTAAAGCTATTTATCTCTCACCTGAGATGGCAAAAGAGTGGATTACTAATAATCCGGATATGAGTTATAAACTTAGCCAATTTATTAGATACGCATCTGGCTCCCCAGTATTAAGAACCTTTGCGACTGGAATAGATTGGGGATTTGCCTTGGCTAATCTACCTAGAGATATTATGCATATCTGGTACGCAGCTAGAGTATTTGAGAAGGGAGAGTGGAAACCTCTTTACAATTCTAACATGCCAATCTATGCCTGGCAGATGGGAAGAGATATAGAAGGTGTCTTCAACGATGCTATGCTTCGTAAGGGGACTTATACAGACTATATTAAAGAAGGTGGAGGGATGGAGTTCTTAGTACACCAAGGAAGGTTGATGCAGAGAGGGCGTCATATAGAAGGTAACATAGATAAGATTCAAGACTTCCTTGGTTACTTAGGTGAGACTTCTGAGATCATGACTAGACTGGCAATTAGAGATAGAGTGATTAAGAGAAGGGCTGCTGAGTTAGATATTAGTTATGAAGAAGCTTATAAAAATAAGAAGATAACTCAAGAGGCTACATTTGCTGCTAGGGACTATATGGACTTTGGTCAAGGCGGAGGGATTACTAAGGCTCTTGACAATGGAATACCTTATCTCAATGCTAGCGTTCAGGGAACTAGAGGATTATTTAGAGCGTTCAAAGACAATCCAGTTCAGTCTACATATAAACTTGCTCAGTTTGCTGCTTTAGTTACTGGCCTTTATATTGCTAATCAGAGTCTAAATCCTAAAACTATGGAATCGCTGAAAGGTAATATAGATATGCAAGGAAACTTGATTATTCCTCTTGGAGATGGCTTCGGTTTTCTTGATGAGAAAGGTCAGCAGAGATATCCTTATTTTAAGATCCCTCTTGACCCTGGGCAGAAATTCTTTAAGACTTTCTTTGAAGCTAGTTATGATAAAGCTACAGGACAGACTGTAGACGTTAATGCTGTGACTAATTCACTATCACAGACTTCTCCGGTGGCTATTTCCTCTCTTCCTCCAACAGTAAGTGGTACTCTTGGCTATTTGTATAATAAAGATTTTTGGAAGAATGAGGAGATCTGGAAGAAAACTGACAAACCTCTTGGATGGCCTAATTCTAAAGAGGAATATATTCCTGGACAGACTCCTCAAGGATTAATAGATGTTGGATCAGTTACTGGTATGTCACCTGAACGGTTAAAGTATGCACTATCTGAACTAGTTACAGGTGGCTCTATGTGGTCTTGGTTAGTTGGACAAGGCTACGATGCAGCTTTTAAGGATATTTCTCCAGATAAAAAAGAACAGCATCTGGCTGAAACACTATCAAAGATCCCTATAATTAAAAGATTCTTCGGTGTTACTAATTCTTACTCTCAGTTTGCTGAGCCTATTAACGAGGCGAGAGAAGATAGTATGTTGAAAAGATGGATTGAGAATAGAGGACTTGATCAAAGAGTAGATTCGTTCTTATTCGAAGGTGGAAAGAGGTCAGATGTTATTGACTACATTAAGGTAACTGCTAAGGATCAGGATACTCAAGATAGATTGAAAGAAAGATTTATCTTCTCAGAGAAGATTAAGGACCTCCCTAATCGTTCATTCTGGTTATCACTAAAAGGGATTCCTGACACTGAGGCAAGAGCAAAAGTGTTTGTTCAGCGTTTAGATGCTGCATCGGAGGTTGATAGAGCTGCTATTATGAGAGAGGTTGGTATAGTTCAACACGCTGGAGGAGTTATCTCTGATAAGTTTAAGCAAGATGTTATGAAATTTAGAGATAGTAGAAATAAGACTACTCCTTAAGTTTGTTTAACAATTAAACGGACTTATTCTCAAATCCTAAGATATGTAAAGTTGAACCTTGTCCTGGAGTTCTAACTATCTTTATTACGTTCATAGCTTCCATAGTAGTAATAACTCGATCCATTTCAAGCTTGTCCATATCCCCTTCAAAATACCTAGCAAATTGGTAAAGTGGAATGTCTGGAACTTGACTATTAGAAATAAACACTATAGCATCATTAAGAAGGTCAGAAGTTCCTGAGCGTCCCATACCTTTAAATACCTTACCCATTTTTATCTCTACCTCAGTCAATAAGTATATGGCTCTATCTATATCATCTGAAGTAATTATCATATCATCTGTACGACTAGCACAGCAAACCATAGATAGTGTTATGAGATGTTTACGTCTTCGTCCACAGTATCCATCGAACTTCTTATCATGAAAAGGACGATGAACATCAGCATAGTAACACCAGTCTGAGTAGATCTTGAGAAATCCTTCTGTATAGTGCATTATTCCACTGAGGCGATTAATCGCTTCAAGGTCATAGATTAGCATTTGCTGGAGTTGGATTTCTCGTTCTGTCTTAGTGGGAATAACCACAAGCTTCCCTCGCTTTTCCTCAACAACAAAGATGATTCTTGAAGTAAGACCACCTCCGATGGATTCAATAGGTAAGGAGGCTTGGATTGCATCTGGAGTAGTCCCGGCGAAAAGGTTAACCCACACTCCAATGACTTCTTCTTTTTTTCTTGCAATAGTTTCATAAGTCCACCTATTATGACAGTCGTACCACTCACATAGAGCAGCTATTAATTCTTGGTTGTGGTATCCCAAGAAGACGGTAAATTCAGTAGAAAATATTGTTAGGGATGAGTGGTAAGTTTGTTCTCCAGTATCTACATTTACATCTGTTAAGTTTGTTTCTTTCATTCTTCTAATCAAGGCTTGGAGAGAGGTAGCCTGAGCACTTAATCGAATAGTTGGAACTTGCTCTATAATGTCAGAGGCAAACTTCATAGCAGTTCCTTTGCCGGTTGCACTTGGGCCGACCAGAACTATATAAAGGTTAGGATAGAAAGTTAGTGATAAGCCAAGTTCTACCCTAACCTTACGTTGGAGAGCGGCAGCTATTGCTGAGATAGCAGCCCACTTTCTAAATAGTATAGGAGGTTCAGAGTTATCAGTCAGTTCCATAAATGAATCTATCCAATCAGAAAGATTACGAGCCATTAGAACTCCTTAGTAAATAAGAGAAGGAAGAAGAGAACTACTTCGTAATTTGAAGTAACTGTCTTTTAATTTAACAGCGAGTTTTTCTGGGTCAGTCGGAATCTGCTTACTTTTTATCTCTATCATATTATCCTTACACATATCTAATCCCATAGAAAGATCGGCAGGAGTTTGAATTTCTCTCTCATGCCAGACTAAAGGAGTCTCGAAAGACTTTTTAATACGGAGTAGGATATTAGCATGCTCAATCCATGGAATAGATAATGGAATCTGGAAGACAATAGAGTCATGGATTTGTGCTAGTAATTCAACAGAACCATAGTGGGCTTGGTCATAATAGATATGTTCTATACCTTGTTCATTAACTTTATCAGCACAAGTAGATTGAGCAAAGTGGGCATAGGCCGAACGAAATGTTTCTACACAAGCTGTCCTAGGAACATTGGGATAAGATTCGTGAACAGGGCCAAGGAATAATCTGGTGCGTCCAAATAGATTAGTCACAGTCCTTGACGATTTAAGCATATTCTGAATCATAGCATGGTAGCCGTCTCTAATCTGTGGATACCCCTGATGAATCTCCTCAAGAGTCTGCTTAGCTTCAGATTCAGTTATCTCATTTACAAGAGCAAATTTCTTATAGCTCTCATCATAGTTAATTCCATGATTTCCCTTCTTACCCCAGTACCTTTCGCTCTGACGACCATCACCGAGAGATGATGAACCATCTACTTTTGATATCTTATCATAAGGTTTATGGAAGATGATTGAGGCTGTTAGGGTGTGAAGATCTATTCCTTGCTCAAAGGCTTCGATTTGTGCGAGGACTCCCCCTGTATAAGCAACGAGTCTATTCTCAATTTGTGAGAGGTCAAAGGAATAGCCGATATACCCATCATCGAACAGAAAGAAACGGAGCAAGTCATGGGGCCAATTCTGCTGATTACCTCCAGTTCCAAAGATAGTCTCGCCCGAAGCGAGTCGTCCAGTATCAGCCCCAACTGGTTTATAGCTTGATCTATATCGTCCATCTTTATCCACCTTTCCTATGTTGAGATAAGTTGAGATACGTTTACTTAAGGAACGAATATCTAACATAAGGCGGGCAGCTGTAGATGCTTTCCCACCCTGACGAACAAGCCGTTTCAAAGCATCAACATCTATTGAGTCGCTATATTGGCCCTGAGTATTTTTCTTCTTATAAGGTTTATTTCCAAGCTCTTTATAAAAATAATCCATGAGTTGCTTGGGTGAGTTATAGTTTATATCACGACCTACTATTTCTTTAAGCTGAATATCAAGATCGTCAAGGATAGATCGTTGAGATTTCTCATACTCCATCATTCCATTTACGTCTATTCTAATTCCTCTTTCTCCCATATAGAGGAGAGGTTTAATTAGACCACGCTGACGTTCGTAAGTTGCTTCATTCTTCTGCTTACGCAATACTTCGAGTTGTTTAGGAACTGTATCGACTGGAATAAATGAGTCGAAGCCGTTATAGTTCCACCACTCCTCCCATGTTCCAGCTCCCATCTTCAACCACTGCTTACCATCTTCCTTATAATAAGGAATGTCAGTATGCATAGTGGTTACGGCTGCGAGACCGGCTGGAAAGTCTGGATAGGCAATCTTTTGTGCTATCTGAGTACAATGGAGAGAACCACGAGGCTGGATTCCGTATTTGTGGAGTAAGAATTGAGTATCAAAAATGAATGATGCTCCAGCCTTCTGAATATCTTCATCTTGAATTATGTAGGCTATAGCTCTCATTATTGCTAATTCTTCTTCAACGGTAAAGTAGTCTCCTCCTGAGAATCTAAACGGGATACAGATTGATTCAGTTGGCGACCAACCGACTCCAATGCAGTCAACCTCTCCATTAATAACTTCAATATCGACACCGATAATTTGCCCAAGCTTTCCGACTCTGTAGCAATTACGTAAGTAGTTAATCGTCTGATTAAAATCACAGCGAGTGTGGACTGATCTACTAACTCGTCTAATGTCTTTGAACTGAGACTCATATTTAGCCCTCATTAAATCTTCGCAGATTATTGGTTTGTTTAGGAAGTTAAACTTCGGTGGGATGAAAGTAGCAGGATGAAAAGTGGGGACGACTTTAAGGCCTGGAACAAGGGTTGATTCAAGAACAGACCCACGCCACTTGGTTATGCCTACTCTATTACACAAGGCGAGAAGTGCTATGTTACCAAATGCTACAATAACATTTAGATTTAGGGCCTTTAACTCTCTTCCCAGTTCACTAATATATTCGTAACCTTCAGGTGAAATAGTCCACTTACCACGAGTGTCGAGGTTGATATAGTGGGCTAAGGGTTGATCTAGATCTTTGATTACATTGGTAAGATATATCTCACGTCTAGGAATCTTAGTCATTGCTAGACATTCATCTAAGCCCTGTCCAGCTGGACCGATAAAGGGACGAGGAGGACGGGCTCGAATTTCTTGAAAACCAGGCTGTTCGCCGCAGCCTGCTAATTTTGCATTAGGGTCACCTGAAGGACCAACATAGGTATGTCTCATGAACTCTCCTTTATCAAGTGCGTTTATTGATTAAACGAACTCATTACATTGAGTTAGCTTTGACCAAGAATGAGTCTTTATAGCCTTTTGTCAAGTCAAATCCAATAGCTGTCATTCCAGCTTGGTGCGCTGCTATAATGCCATTGCCTGAGCCAAGACAAGGAATGAGAACACGAGAACCTGGGAAGGCAAAGGTTTCATAAATATCTTTCATCATATCTATAGGGCGCTCAGTAGGATGACTCTTTTGCTGAGCAGGGACTGGTGAATAGACAAAGGTATTAGTACCTCGTTGACGAGCTATGGCAGGACGGCCTTTCCAAGCGTAGAAGAACATTTCATAAGCATTAGGAAGACGAGTCTCAGGCTGTTTTGTTTGTCCTGAAGGCTTAACCCAAATAGGACACATACGAGTAGTTTCAAAATTAGCATCTTTGATAGCTTTATATATCTGCTCGAACCAAGGCTCAGGACCGAACCAGCAGAGGAGCCAAGAATGCTCAGCCATTACTCTATAGCATTCTTTAAATAAAGTCTTCATCCCTTTCCAGGTTCCTGTAGGGTCTCCATTTATATATATGTCAGCTTTGATTTCATTATACTCTTCTTTCTGATATTGAGATTCTCCTTCCGCCTTCTTAATATTCATAAGGTTTATTGCATAAGGTGGGTCAATCTCAACAAGGTGAAAGACACCAGAAGGAATTTCCTTAATCCCCTCGAAGCAGCTTCTAATGATATAGGAACTAGCCAGTTTTGAAAGAACTGATCCAGTATTATTTTTATTCTTAACTTCTACCTGTTTAGCAATCACTTGGCGAACTATAGCTTCATCCATCTTCTTAATCATCTTAAGAGCATCGGCTGCTGTTTTACATCCTTCAAATGCTTCAGGACAGGCCTCTCTTAATTCAGCTCTCTTAACTGCTAAGGAGACAGTAGCTGTTGATACACCACCTAGCAGTTGACCAGTCTCACCCATAGACCATCCTGTTGATCCAGGTCCTGGAGCACTAACCACTCCATGGAGCTCTTGTTGCATTCTGTGGATTTCAAGAGTGAGTTTATCTAGTTCGTAGTATTCCATATCTTTACGGAAAAAATTCTCAGACTTCTCAATGATCTTCATTTCGAGAGTAGTCATTTCATGATCGAAGATTCGGACTGGGATTTCTGGTACTCCATTTCGGCTGAGGATTGTAAAGCGGCGCTCTCCGGCGAGGAGGAGGTAAGTTCCATCAAAGTTGTTTTTAACAGCTAATGGAGAGATGAGTCCACTCTCTTTCATATTGAGTTCGAGTGCGTCTAGATCGCCCATAATCTCACGAGCACGATCTATAGCGACTAATACAGATGAGGTAGGAACCATACCGATCTTGCCAACTTGGATAGTCATTACTTATTTCCTCCTTGCAATAGTTTAAGTAACTCAGTTGCCATGTCAGGATCAAGCATGGCTGAGACTTTCTTCGTAGTCTGTTTAGTAGTTTCTTTTGCATTTTTAGGTTTCTTATCAGGGATACGACGACTTAATCGTATCTGACGTAGCGTGTCAATAGCTTCATCATTACTCATATCAATGATAGAAGTATAACCTAAAGAATCTAGATCAGCCATAGCTATTTCCTTTCTCTGCTTCCCAATCCTCTTAATAATGTTACTTAGTTTTGGGCAGACTCCCCTGTGTTCTACCCCACAACCTTGACAGAGCGCCATATTTACTCCTTTCCCTTCTGCTCCTTCCTCACCCAGATCAGCAAATCAATCAGGGCGTCTGTGGGGTTAATTTTACGATACACTCCGCTTGCACCAGTCCCATCCGCAATCCAGACCCAGTATTCTTTATTATATTTTCTTATAGTGGAATGTTCCGGCAACTCCCTCCAGACCTCTGCCATTGAAGGGGCTGGATAGTGCTCATCGGCACCATGCCTATTGTCAACCAGCATCATCGGACTATTAGCAACCCTAATCCAATATGCTTCCGTTTTCAGCACAATCCCTGCATCATGCAGACGCTTGCTTGCCTCTAATGAGGCGTAGTTATTTGGGTTCATCTTTGGCCTCCTGCAATGGACAATTAGGCGGTGGCTCCCAATAAGAGTACATATTTCCAAGATAGCCACTCGTCATCGTAACCTGCAATTTACAATAAGCATCCGCCTGTTGGATATTAGTGTAACTGAAATAAGGGCACTCTCCGCAGGTCTTAATCACCTTAGGCAATACTTTCATCTTTCCCCTCCTTCAGCACGGCTTCGGCAATACCACCCGTTCTATGTTCTCTTTCTCGGATGTACCGCTTTGCAGTATCATGGCAAGATTCGTTGGGAACCTTAGTCGCAACCTCCATAATTAGTTCACTGTACGCGGCTTCCAGTTCCTTGATCTTCTCGTGCAGAGCGTTACACTCTGTTAAATAGTCTCGGTACATATCGCCTTGATACTGTGTGAGTGTAACAATCTCGGCCTTCAGTTTCCTGTTCTCTATCTTCAGGGCCTCAGCCTCCCATGCTTCGAGCTGGGCGAATACGTCGCTCATGGCTTCCGGCTCCTTCAACGTACCTTCTTCATCTTGCCTGTTCTTTCCGATAGAGCTGCCATGATACCTTTCATAACTACTGGCTCAGACATAAGTAGACCAGTAGTCATTCCAGCATCTACTTCGATTGCATCTAAGATATCATCTAAGACCTTTCCAAAGATTGCCTTTCTCAGACCGTATTGAGAGAGGAGTTTATTAGCTCTAAGCATTTGCTCTTCAGAGATCTCAAATGAGAATCTTGGTTTATAATCAGCTGCATCAGTCATAGTTCAAATCTCCTTATCTTTATTGCCGAATTGTCTATTAAATATTGAGTATGTTTATCGTAGACTATTATATCATCTAAGACAATTTCCACTATTCCTGCATTGATTAAAGCCCCAAAGCAGTTTTTGCAAGGGATTATACAATTCATGTAGAGAACTGAACCGAGAACTGAAACACCCAATCTAGCTGCATTAGATATTGCATTCTCCTCAGCATGCTGAGCTGGACAAAGCTCCATGTGAGTTCCAGATTCATAGCCGAGAATTTTACGAGGGCACTCAATATCTACTCTACGTCGTATAGGATTAACCATAAGTAGGTTTGGTAATGACTTGTCTTTCATAAATCTCTCTGCACCACAGTGGGGAATATCCCTACTCGGACCATTAAACCCTGTCGATACTATACTATTATCCCTTACTAATATAGCACCGATATGTCTAGATAGGCAAGGAGATTTTTCAGCCACTGCTATACAAATACTATGAAAATATATATCCCACTTATTAGACATAATAACCCTCCTTGCAAAGGACTTTTTCCTCTCTCCATATTCTTTGGATTGTAGACTTATCAGTCTTAAACATCTTAGCTACAAAACCAGAAGAGAATTTGTAAGCTTTTCTCATCCCTTGATCCCTAATAGGTATCATTAATTTTCTTATTAACCATATCTCACCTTCATGGAATTTTGCTCTAGCCATTCCCATCCACTCTGGTGGTGCAGGGTCTCTTGTTATCTTATCACAGGCATTATCAGAATGAGTACCTAAGTAAAGATGATTAGGATTACAACAAGCTGGGTTATCACACTTATGACATACTAATAATCCAGCTGGAACAGGACCATTAGTAAATTCCCAAGATAGCTTATGAGCGTTTCTTGTCTTTCCTTCGTACTCAAAAGACCCATAACCACTACCAGATTTACCAGCTAACCAATTCCAGCAGTCATCTGGACCTTTAATATCTACCTTACGCCAAAAGCTATCTTGGGTGTTCTTCATAGTCTTACTCCTTCACATCATTGACAAGAGCATCAAGAAGATCCATATAGTTTCTCAGGTCATCTAAGCTCTCATGCCACTGCTTAAAAGTGAACATCTGAGGATCTTTAGCCATGTCTGTAAGCACAGTGAAATGTTTTGTAGCCATTCCAACTAATGCTTCAGTCGACTTGATGTTCTGTACTACAGCAGCTCGATGAAACTGTTCAAGTCTATCTACTCCACCGTAGACTCTTCCTTTCCTAATTAGGACCTCCCTTCGTCTAAGGAAGGATGATTCTATGTGAGCCAAAAACTGTTCATTAGTCATCTTTTTCTTTCTCCTTTATCATAATAGTAAATGTCTTAGCGCATCCATAACAGACATTTGTTTTAATCTTTACTTCACATACTTTGTATAGGAATGACTGGCAGCGATTAAAGCCGCAGTATGGGCACTTTTCTTCTAAGTTTGTTACTTTCATTAAATTTCCTTTGAGGTAGCCGGCCTATTCCGGCTCCTCATTTAATTGATGAGTCCGTTTATTGATTAAACGAACTTAAAATGGTGCTCCTGGATCAGACATAGGAGCATCAGAATGAACACCACCAGGAGCGAGATACTTCTGAACAGTGTTCTGATCTCCGTACTCGTCTGACTTCTTAATCCCAACAATAAGCCAGCCTGTCTTACCAGGGAGGTCATCTTCGAGATCAAAAGGTCGACTGTAGTCGAGTCCGAAGGCCTCAGCAAAGTTACGGAATTTTCTGAGCGCTCTGAGATAGTCTTTCTCAGTCATCTGGTTTTTGTTCTCCAAGCCCCAGAAGAAGTCGTTGAATTCCTTAGCCAGCGGCTCATCAGGAGCATCGTAAGAGACAGAGAAATAAGAGAATCCGTTGTAGTCACTACCATCCTTGTCGACTTCTCCTGTTTTGACTGAGATAATCCGAGCACGGACTTCAGTCCCTTTCTTGATTGTAGTAGGTTCAGGAGCGTTTTTGATCTCACCTTCCATTGCACTGTAATCTGTTAAAGCCATTTGCATTTCCTCCTTAAGTAAAGTTGTTTAGGTTATTACTATTACAACGCTTTTTCTTCTTTGTCTAGTTTCTCCATTTCCTCCTTTCTTTTAATTACTGAGTCAACTGCTGAGTCTGGTGTAGAGTGTAGTTCAGATATAGTACTTCCCATACCGCCTGCATATGCATAGTAATTAGGTATATCACTCCACGACTTATAATGCAGTTCTACTGAAACATCCCTTCCAGGAAATTTTTTCTTCAGTTTTTTAAAGGCCCTTTCCATTCCTCTCATCCTATTCTCCTTTCATTAGTTCATTTAATCGTTAAATGATCTTTATAACTATTAACACATTCCTCTAATACGTCATTTATGTTTCTTACTCTATCTATCCTTTTCAGCTTATCAACGCTCATTAGTAGATTAGTTCTCGGCGTAGGAAAGTCTTTCATCGTAATCTTTTCATACCTTACTCCAAACATATCTAAAATATCAGGATATCTTAATCCTCCTTCATTAACTACATTAAATATTCCAGTATAGTTATATTTTATTAGTCTCCTCAATGTATGTATAAAGTCTGGAATGTAAGTGACTGAGTTTGGCAGATCAAGGATTCTAGAAAACGATAATAACTTTGTTATTATATTTCTAGGATGAGGTCTATCATCAACAGGTATGCGAATTCTAACTATTAATGGATCTAGTGGGGATATAGCCTTCTCAGCATATATCTTTGTTCGGCTGTAGAGGAGATCGAAGAAGTTTGGTTCTTGCTCCTCAGTTATTGGGCTGTCTTTAGCATAGTTATAATGATAGATACAACCACTTGAAATATGCACAAACTTGATACCAGCTCGAAAGGCTGCCTCAGCCAATATAATAGGGACTGTTACATTTGAATTAATAGTTCTCATCGGCTCAGTTTCACAGTCATCTACATTTCTTAGCCCTGTATAACCAATACAGTTTATTATTACTCTTGTATCATATTTGTAGACTTCTGCTAATGCATCAGAGATATTGGATATTCTCTCTGTAGACATATTACATTGATAGGCTTTTTGTAATCTACTTCCTATAAAACCTTCTCCAAAGATTAGAGCGTTTTTCATCTATACCTCCAGTCTGGGTTTATCCTCAGCAGCAAATCCAGCCTTTCTCAAGATTGCCTTAAGATCAGGTGGTTCGATAGCATTGAGAAGACCTTTTGATTTCAAGCGTGAACGGGCTATATATTCACCCAGAGAATCAATCAGCATTTCACGCTTAACTCCATCTCTATCATTCTTCCCTGTAAGAACATATATCTCATCGAATAGCAGAGGAATGGTAACAACTGCTTGACCAGTTGTGTAGAAGCGGAACTTTATTTCCTCTCTAACTATACCAGTCTTATCATCTATTGAGAGAAGCTTTCTCATTTCCTTGAGGTGGCCAGTAAGAATGAAGTCACAAGGAAGATTCATCAACTTACGAAAGTAATTAGTCATTTCAATTTTTTGAGGTTGATAGTCTTTACGCATCTGAGGTGCTTCACCTGCTCTTGATTTATTACCTAGGCCATAGTTCATCACTGCTATACCGAAGGTAGTGGCAGAGTCAAGGCAGTAGGTTCCAAACTGATTAAAATATCCTATTTGGAAGCGAACGTCTGTAGCCTTCTTCCAATCAGCATAGGCTTTAGGATCGAAAGGATCATCGTTTTCATAGCGAGTATCAACAACTACATCGCCTGAAGCGATCATATCTCTTAATCCTTTGGTTCCACCAGGATCGAAAGAGTCTATATGAACAGGGAGGCGAGCAGTCCTTAATAAAAAAGTTTTGCCTGCATTAGTCTCTCCTGTAACTAGTGCACTGAATCTTTTTTGGAGAGGATCTCCAGCATAGTATTTACGAACTCGAGCGAGTTCAGCCGCAGCGTCGTAGGCCATTAGTTGTCTCCTTTTAAATTTGAAATCTTAGATCTTTCTTAATAGTTGCTTCCCTTTCCGCTGGATTCCAAAACCTCTCAATAAATCCAAGTGGTGGTTCCTCAGCCCTTCGTAAGGGGTTCTGCCACGCCAGGCAAAAGTCATGAAACTCACAGCCTCGATAGTTAGTACACGACTTAGGATTTTGACGAAAAGCCATTAATACTTGATCATTAGTGGTACATTGAGAGAGACGATCCATATCCCTTTCTATATCATCGAGAATTGAGTTGACTAACCAAAGCCAAGTATTCATTTGCTCAGGTGATTTGAAAGCCGGAACACGCCTGATAGTTGCATGATAACCAGCAGGACGATTAGCGCTTCCTCGTTGAAGATACTCAAAACCTGTCTTAACAAACTCAACGCCAAGGACCTGTTCAATAGGAAACATACAATAAAGACAATGAGTGTAGGTTCCGTTCTGAATTCCAAGAAACAGTTCATTATCCCATCTATGATCGTGTATCCACTTTCCACTTGTAGTCTTATGATCCCAGCTAAAGATCATTCCATCTTCAACACGCTCCATGATAGAGTCCATGCGGTAGTGGAGAACACGATTCTCGTCGACAGGGACAGTCCCTCCAATTTCAGTCATCTTCTTCCCATCAAGAATGACTACTTTATTTTCTCTTAAATCCTGACCATAAAGCTGACTAAAATTGACTAAGGCTTGGAGTACAGCCGCTGGAGTCTTAGGCAAATAAATTGCATCAGTTTCTTGAGAAAACTCCTTACGATAGACTGCCATGAAGGATTCAAAGGCCCCTTCAATATCATCGTAGCCGAATAATAGTTGATGTTCCCTTGCATGATGATAAGCATCACCAAAGATGAGATCATGAGCTGGCATGTCCAAAGTCCAGCCTAAAAGATAGTGGTAGAAGTAATATCTAGGACAACGGAGATAATCATCAAGTTTTGATGAATCCTTAATTGCCCAGGAAGGATGCTCAGCGATTGGAAACTCCTTCATCAAGGACCTCCTTCTTATTTACTTCATGCTCTCTTGAACCGGCCAAGAAGCCGATAGTGATTTCACAAGGAAGCTTTACATCTTTAGGAAGGTAGAGAGCACCAGAGACTGGAGCACCTGGTTTGCCAACAATCCAGCGTTGAGAAGTGCCGGTTGAGGTGAGGTCGATTTTAGCAAGTATAGCTTTTAGCTTTTCCATCTTTCATTTCCTCCTTAGATATTTACACCTTTTTCTCTCAATCTCTCTATATATCGAGTGAAGGCACTAACAACTTCAGGCTCTAAAGCTACCCTATCAGTGCTGTATTTTCCACCTACTCTATCATTAGCACTAAGTATAATCTGGTAGCCGTCAAAGTCTGCATACAGGCCATCACCGAGATAGTCTTCATAGGGTCTTTTTTTCAGCCATGAGTTGTCTACTCCTTTCTCATTAAATAAAAGTCTGTGAGTTCTTGAGTTAAACGAAGGATACGATCATCCCTATCATAAATATCTTGAACTATCTTTTCAGGTGTTATATCTATCATTTCACTATGTATTGATTTGAGAGCATCCCTTCTCCATTTCCGCAGAGTCTTTTCACTAATCATAGTATTCTCCTTTCATTATTTGTAATACATTGTATCATACCTTCGAGGATTTGTCAAGAAGGTTAAAATTATTAGGTGATGGGATAGGGCCAGTCTGTGGAGGAGGGTTCCCCTGGCCGTCAATACAGGCGGCGATTTTCCACTATTCACCTCCCTACCCCATCAGAGAATATGATTTCTCTCGATGTATAGACCATCTTTGAACAGTAGCAAATTCAGTCTCCCATGTTTATGAGCGAAGATAGCACAGGCTATTGAGTTCATCACGTTCAAGCTACAAGGTACTATATAATCGCTAGGCTCAGAATTTTCCATAGCGTCTGTAAACTGTCTAATCATGGAATTAGTAGCATAGCGATTCATAGAACCCTCGCTGAGAAATATAACTCCTCCATACTTCTCAGCGGGTTTAAAGTCGTGAGAACTCCTATTGACAATAAAGACTTTTTTATTCTCATTGGTAGCCATAGTGGCTAGCCTCCCATTTCTGAGTCGGTGGAGTCATCTACAAGATCACGAGCAGGGATAGAATTACTCATCTGTTTGATTTGATCTAAGACTCCAAGTGGAGCAGCAGTTGTTTGTTTCTTATCCTGATCAAAGCGCCGATCACGAAGATCGTCAGTACCAGTCATTCGAGAACGCTTTCCTTCAATAGGTTTAATCTTCTCCATCATAGGTTTAGATGGCTCAAGTTTGTTTAATGATTCAACGAACTTATTATTTCCCTCAATTGGAATAGGCTTTATAACATCTGAAAACGCTGCCAAGTCAAAAGGTATAGGCGTTTCAGAACACTCATGAACGCTGACCAAGTCAACTATAACACCAAGCTTGGGTAATGCCTTTCGAGTTAATTGGAGAGACTTGCCACAATTTGCACAATATAGCTTCATTCTGGTCCTTCCTCCTCTCCACTATCTTCTGCTTCAGAAGTTTCTTCATCCACAGGAGCTGCACAGTCACTTTGAACATCTCATAGGTCTTGGCATCAGGATTGACTTCGTCAACTGTGCAGATAACAGGAGCTCCTATCCCAAGCATTGCGGAGACCTCAGAAGAAAACTTCTTCGGAACATAGCCGAGGAACAAAGAATCTACTCCATCTGCTGCTTCAGTATTATACTCGATCTTTACAGCATTAGGATCGAATTTGTTAGTTGGTTCTGGAACAAGACCAAGATGGTCACCTGGTTTAATCTTTACTCCTGCAATGGCTATATCGCCATGAGGTCTAAATTGGACACCTGCGATAAAAAACTGTCTTTTCATCTTAGTACCTCCTTAATTAGATTAATGGATCACCTCAATATTAAAAGATCCTTTAGGGATCTTCTTATCTGTTAGATGCTGGTAGTGGACAATAGCATTCTTTCCAGCCAACTCATTACGCTCAGTCCAGAGTTTAGCCTTCTTCTCATCATCGAGTCCAGCGCTGACAGCAAACTCATCTCCAGTCTGAGAAGACATAACCAAAGAGCCAATACGCCCTTTTGGTACACCATCTTTGGACACTTCCTCTTTCCAGCCTATGATTTGATAAGTATCATGTTTCTTAGGTTTGAACTTCATAATATACAAAGAACGCTTAACTTCATAAGGTCCCATCTGATGCCTAATAATAATACCTTCATATCCCAAGCTAATGACCTTATCATAAGTTCTCTTAACATCATCTAAGTCGGTACAAAGCCAGAATGGTGATACTACTATGTGAGGATTGAGACCTCTTAAGTTCTCAATAATTAGAGAACGCTTCATCTGAGGCTGATCATTGACTATGTCAAAGACATGGAATTGGATCTTTGGATAGTCAGAATGGAGATTAACAGTGCGTGAGGTAATAGATAATATCTGCTCAAAACTCATACCGTGACAATAAAGTTCACCATCGAGCTCAGCTCTGATGCCTAAGCCACCTATAATTTTATTAAGATGAGGAACGCTAAAAATTATATTCTCCTCACTAGATAACAGCAAGCAGCCTTCACCATTAGCTCCAGCAATAGGAATGGCTCGGCAGCGAATCCCATCATACTTAGGTTGAACAATGTAAGGAGGTTGCCACTTTGCAAGACGAGTCTCTTCGAAAGGATAAGCTTTCATTATGTTCTTCCATCGACGACTTTGATTCTCAGGCATGCTTTTACGTTCCTTTCATTATTTGTCGTCTATTATTGTATAAATCTATAACTACCTATTCCTAATACAACTCGTCTAATAGTTCCTTCGTGGTGTCCACACATCTTTCCTATTTCTCGATAAGTCTTTCCACTAGCTCTAAATCGTCTTATGCTTTGTATCTCTTCTTTAGAAAAGGTTAAGTGCTTATAATTATCTATTGAATAATAGTCTAATGTATTATTACTTTGGCTTCCTATAAGTAAGTGCTTTGGATTAACACAAAGTTTATTTCCACATAAATGTCTAACAACCATTCTTTTATAGCCTATATGGTTTGAAAGGCTTTTATATTTTAGCTTATATGAATATCTATGAGCAGGCATATTAACTCCATTACCTGAAAAGTGTCCATACCCACCTGAAATAGAGCCTTTCCATAACCAGCAATCATCTGCATCTTTAATATCAACTAAGGCCCAAAATTTATCTTCCCTCTTTTTTATCCTATCTAAATATATTTGCTGATTCATATAGTTTCTTTCAAACCATCATTGACTTTCATGGTACATTTTTTCAAGTTCCAAAAGAACCCTCCTTCTTTTGGAAGGAGGGCTCGATGGAAGCTGAAAGGAATAGATTATTTCGCAGCTGCTTTGGTCTGCAGCTCCTTCAGCATTTCCTTCTGTTTTTCCGGCGAAGCGCTTGCAAACATAGCAAGGTAAGCCTGAACAGGGTCAATCTTGGCACCCTTCACAGCCACACCCATCTTGGCACTCCCAAGAGCGGCCTGGATAGCCTCAAGAGACTCACCCTTGAGCAGTCTCGCTCTGATGTTACTCTGAAGCGTAACAGTCCAGTTAGCATCAGCATTGCTTTTGACAGCCTTGTCGCCGAACAGCTGGATCATCTCTGCTGCGGTTGTACCTGTTTCAACAGTAATCTGAATCGGTCCGAGTTGCTTCCTGACAATCTTGTCGCCTTCCTTCTTCTCCGGCACTTTTGCTTCTACGATCATCTTTCCCATCTTTACTTCTCCTTTCAAATTTTAGGTTATTGAAAATAGTCCGTTTAACCATTAAACGAACTTGGACAAACCACTACCTTGGAAATTAATAGTTGATTGGTTTTAGTGCATAGGCAGCCTCCTTTCATAGTCTTTCATCAGCTTTATGCTAAACTTCTTAACATTTCTCTATAGCAGTGCCTTCTTCCGTTTAAAGCATTTGATATTGTAGATTCTATTACTCCTAATACCTTACCTATCTCACGATAAGTCTTTCCTTCTTTTCTTAGTTCCATAGCTCTTTTTAGTTCTAATAGGTTAAGAGCTACATGTTTTCCATCTTCGCTTGCGTCTTTTCCGTTGTCTGAATAATTACCTATTGCAAGATGATTTGGATTTACGCAGCATCTATTGTTACATAGATGACGAATTAAAGTCTTTCTACCACCTATAAATTTTGGCGGCTCCTTTCCGTTTTCAAGTATCCAGGCTGTTCTATGTGCAGTAGTAGAATAACCAAGAAATGAAGTTCTTCCATAGCCAAGGTCTTTGTCAATAAATCCTAGCCAAGGCCAGCACTCATCAGGGCCTTTAACATCTGCACGCTTTAGAAATATTTTGAGTAATTCTTCATCTTTCATGGTTATAATATATCACACCTACAAACCAAAATCAAGGGAAATTTTGGTGTATTTAATACCAGAGATTATTCAATAGTTATCGTAATCTCTGGTCTTGGCTTGTCATCAGCTCTTGAGATCGACTGTGGAATATAGATGACCATAAAGTCATAATCGTCTTTTATTCCGTGCTCGTAGCGATCTCCTCCTCCAGACTTAGCTGGCCTCGTAAGTTTAAATCTAAGTTGCATTGTGTTCTCCTTTCTTAATTAGCTTGTTCATATCAACTGGTTTACCATCTTTCACAATCCATATTACAGGACCGTTACGCTGAGAATGTGGTTTGATAGTTAGTGAATGTCTTTTATATATACAGTGGCCAACCTTACTACAGATGAACTCAAGTTTAGTTATATTAGAGGTTGTGAATAGATGTTCGCAGTCTTTCCAAGGAGGCTTGGATTTTTTAATCATTCTTATATAGTCCATAATCTAATCCTCCCTTTCATTTAGTTTAACCCCATAACCATCTACCTTCGCAGGATCGAAGATGACGAGGATTCGCTCTTCGTCTCTATTTCCAATATATCTAAATAGAGTCAACCGATAACCGCTTAGATTTCTAAAGTCTTTTTCTTGTCGCTTAGTCATCTTTGCTCTCCTTTCAATCAGATGAGTCAACCAAGTACTTATAATCACATAGAACACACTTGTGCTCAGTCAAGCATTTTCCTACCTCTACAATACGTAGGTGTTTCTTATGATCTGGATAGACATCCTGCATCATTCTACATTTGACAATCTCTACAGGTGTTTCTTCCCAGCTGTTGGCGTAGCCTAGGTAGTTCATCTATTCCACCTCACTTGATTCATCTTCTTCATTCAATTCTTCTTCAGGCTCTTCAATCGTTGTTAGATCAAAGCCCAGTTTTTCAGCAATACTTTTTAATTGCTCTAGTGTTAATTCAGGCTGCTTTTTCGGCTTTCGTTCTCTATCACTTGGCGATGGAATCTTCTTAAGCCTTCCATCTAATAAGGCAAGCTGATAGTCGAGATCTTGAAATATCTTACTTTTTCTTAAGTAGTCCCTTTCGGCTGCTTGGTAGAGAGGCTGAAGAATTAGAAATCTTTTATAAGACTCACCAGCCCTTTGCCTAGCCTCTAATGTCTCCTTTTTCAATTCATCTAGATTCATTAGCTACTCCTTCCATATTGAGTTTGTTTAATCGTTAAATGAACTTATATACAATCCAGATTATTGTCCACAGTATTAATGATATAGGAATTGCCCACCTTAAACATCTGAAGAAGTCCACTATTTACTCACCTCCCATCTTCGATAATTAGTGTCCATGACCCAGTCACGGACCATCTTTGTTGTATAACCTACTTCCCTCGCCAGTTGTCTAATAGCATGGCGTAAGGCTTGATCGGCTGAGGTAGCATGACGATAGAACTCATGCACTTCACCTTTCCAATTAATAGTTATTTGATAACGAGTTTTCATCCCTTGCTCCTTAACACTTGTCGAACTTCTTTTGCTTGAGGATGTCTCCACGAGGTAATGTTGTTGAGGATGTAAAGGATCTGAACATCTAACTCATGCCCAGTCATTTCTTTAGCTGCTCGACAGTAGTTGATTGCATAATTGAGAGAAGTCCCATAATGCGCCTTGTCGCTTAAGATGATGTCGATTGCTTCTTGCTTAGTCATTTTTCTAACTCCTTTCGTCAGTAGTTTTTTTCATTCGCCGTGATTCACTCTCATTGTTAAATATATTGTATCACAACTAATCATTTTTGTCAAGCACTTTGCACCGCTTGAAAACGATTCAGTTTAATGATCATCTCTCCAATCACAGTAAGCACTCCAAACGCTCCACGCTACTGCTAATATTAAAAACACTATCCAAAACATAGCCTCGCCAGTCATCTTCTGATTCCTCCAGTTCGTTTAATCATTCAACGGACTTTTCCTTAACTGCTTCGCTCATCAAAGACATTGGATCAAAACTATTAAGTGCATCTAATTCCTTTTGAGAATCTTCATCAGCCTTTCTAATTCTAGCTTCTATTGTTTCTCTACTATTCCCTCTTTCTTTTAATAAAGGCACTTCTCTTTCTACTCTAGCTACCTTTACAAACTCAGCTGCATCTTCACTTTTAACTACTTTATTATCATCGACTCTCTTTACCTCTTCTTTAGATGTCTCATAGTCATAATGATTCACTTCTTTTTCTCCGTCTGGATATTTCTCTTTATACACTCTTTTAGCCTCTTCTACCAGCGCAGCAATATTAGGATCATTCTGACCCCTCATAGGCCTACTAACATCATTGATTCTACTACTTGCTTGTATTCTTTCTCCTAGATCATTTCTTCTATCTGATAATGCTAGGTTGTGCGTAACATTCTTTGTTCCTCTCCCTCCTCTATTCAAATCTATATTAAATCTCCTTGTTAATATAGTCCTGGCCTCATCTGTATCTTCCACCATCTCAACTTCTCCATTGTCCACTAAGAAACCTGTAAGTACTTCCAAAGGTCTCCTTACTCCTTGACTCATAAATCTTGGATAGTTCCCTTTCGAATCCATCCATCTAACAATGGTAGCTAGGACACGCGAGTCTACCCACACCTGTACTAATACATCCCCTTTGTAATTCAAAGGATTGATCATGCTACTACCCTTTGTTGAGTCTACTACATACTCCTTATTCTTATTCATTTCTTTATCCTCCTAAATCCACCTACTCTAAACGGTATTTGATATCCTATGTTATTAAGTAGTACTCTTATAAAGTACATCTGTTCAAAGAACGTACCTTTGATCTCCATCTTTTCTAGTGTGATAAAGGCTCTAGCACAGTCACACTCTGATACTGTATCACCATAGGCCTCTATTACCTCTTCAAGTGTACATCGTCTACTATAACTCATAGCCTATTTCTCCATAGTTTGATCACGCCGATAATGTCCCAGTGTAGTGCTATAGTCCCATTCCATGCAGCCTCCCCAATCGATTGTGTGAGTGTTGAAAGACTGTCTTCTTTATATATTTTTCTCTCTCTCTCTCTCTCCTTATTAACACACTTACGCAAATGTCAAATGTCATGGGCTTGCTACGGAACAGCATTATAGCACTACAATGTCATAATGCGACATTAACCATATCATAACAAACCTACACACAAACAACAAGGTATTATTTGGTACATTTAGGAGCACTCATTAATACTACTCCACCACTCCAGCGCTCCACAACTCCTCAGTCTCTTTACTACTAAGTCTATTAGACCGTTTAATCATTCAACGAACTGTTTTCCCGAGATTATAGTTATAGTGGCTGGTCAATAGGCAATAAAAAACCTATCCATATGATAGGTTGTGATATTAGATGACATGGTAACTATTTGATTTGACTATGCTTTTGCTGCTTTCGTTGCCAGCTCTTTCAGATATGCAATCTGTTGCTCAACTGTCATTGTTTGAAGTTTAGCAACCATAGCCGTTTCAGGGTCAATGGTGGTTCTGGCCGGACTGCTGAATTGAATTTCAATCGACTGGCCGCTTTTGAACGTGTCAAAGTTTTTACGCCCGACTCCATTCTGCCATGCAATAACGGCTCCACTCACAGCTTTATCAAAAACTGATGCGAGTGTCACGCCGTCAAACTTCACCATTAAATTAATGGTCTTGGACTCTGTTGAGTCCTTGTCGGCCTTAATGGAGCAAACCTTGCCTAACTTCACATTGCTGATAATCTCGTTCATGTTCATGGTAATTTCCTTTCATAATGGGAGTTGTTACCATGCCATCTCTATATTTAATTGTCAATGAGCGCTTGTCAATGTTTCGGCAACATTAAAACATAATATCTCGGCATTGTCAAGTTTTATTTTCAACGTCCGCAAACTCACGTCCATGTTGAGTTTCCCGAGGCCTCAAAAAATGTTGATTGTATGAAAGTCGATGGGGGACTTTGACCCGCATAGCGCGCGGGTTAGTCCCTCTACAAGTATTACCAAAATCTAGAACAATGTACAAAAATACACATTTATTATCGCTATGGTTGTAAGAAGGGATTAGGCCTGCTCGGCGTCCTGGGCCATTTAATAGATTGGGCATGCCCAGTGTGTTTAATCAATAAACGAACTATTGACCTATCATCAAATGTACCATAATACACCTTGCTTTTTGTCTACATTAATGTTAATGTATATACATGAAGGTAGAAGAATACATACTGTTAAGAGACCATCATCATACTCCCAGTTGTTTTGGAGGTATAGCTTAATGGAAGATGTTCAGACAAGAAATGGTCTTTATGGATTTGAATTCAGAGACATCGATCTGCGTAGAGTTGCAGAAGGTGAGGAGAAGAAGACTTATAATATTAAACAGCTCTGGCAGCGCTCTCATGAGATTATCAATCTGGCGGCCAGAGGATTTAAAAATACTGACATCGCTGAAATCTTAGGAATCACTCCAGCTTGTGTTTCCTTAACATTGAATAGTGACTTAGGGCAAAAGAAACTTTCTGAAATTAGAGAAGTCCGCGATGAGGATGCGAAAAAAACTTCAGAAAAAATTCGCGTCTTAACAGCTAAGGCCATCCAAACTTATCATGAAATCTTTGATAATGAAGATGGGCAGGCCACTTTGAGGGATCGTAAAGATGTAGCCGATACAGTCCTACTTGAATTGAGTGGTCTTAGAGCACCTACAAAAATTCAATCTTCTCATGTATCAACTATCTTAACAGCTGAAGAGATTGAGTCTTTTAAAGTCCGAGGAATTAAAGCGGCTGAGGAAGCAGGTCTTACAATAACAATTACTCCGGTATCTACTAATGAATCTTCTACCCAAGCAAATAGAAGTCAAGAATAAGATAACACTAGTCTCTAATGCTATTGGATTAGATCCTTCGTGGGCTATCTCTATAGCTATGACTGAGAGCTCTCTTGGTCTCAATCAGCGTTCTCGTACTGGTTGTAAAGGCGTCTTTCAGATGTCCTCTATTGCTATGAAAGATCTACTAAAGGAGATGGAGAAAACGGACGACGACATTATAGATATAACCTGCGGTCTAGCATTTCTCCATCTCCTTCTTAAACGCTTCAAGACAATCGAAGAAGCAACAAGACATTTCTGTGATCCAAATGATAAAGACTTCTACATCAAACGAGTCTTTGATTACATGAAGGAGTTCTCCAATGAAAGGTGATAAAATTTACTATCGTGAAGGATATAAATACCAGCTTGCAAAATCTTACACTATTCAAACTGAAATATACCTCCCAGGAAACATCTCTACATCTTTCATCTCTTTATCTAAAACTGGACTCTTACTCATTAAAGAAGGCTACGCATGGGATGGGCCTAGTGGACCAACTGTCGACACCAAAGACTCAATGCGTGGGTCTCTCGTCCACGATGCTCTTTACCAATTAATGCGTCTTGGACTCATAAGTGAAGACAATCGTGACTATACAGACTTATTACTTAAGAAAGTTTGCGTCGAAGATGGAATGAACAAAGTTCGCGCTAAACTCTGGCAGACAATGGTTAATCTATTTGCATCTGGCTGTGCTAAATCTGGCACAGGTCGTGGAGTAAAGGAGGCGCCATGAAAGGTTATGGAGTAAGAGAAAAAATCGCTGCTTTAATCTGCTTAACAATCATAGCGTCTTTTGCTATGTTGAAAATAGACGATCCTGAAAACATAGTCATTAATGTTGTAGTAGCAATCGCTGCCTTCATCAGCGGAGGTGGTGGAGTAAGAAATCGTAAAACTGATAACGGTCAATAAGATCGTTTAAAAATTAAACAATCTAGGAATCCAATGACTGAACCTTGCCAGACTGTAATCAAGAACGGAATAACCATAAAGGGGACTATGGACACTACAGCCAAGTTTAACTTAATGACTGAAGGTGTAGACCTCAAAGGTAAACGTGTCCTTGACGTCGGCTGTAACGAAGGCATGATGTGTCAACTTGCAGCCGAACAAGGTGCTAACATTCTCGGTATTGACATTAACAGAGACGTTATAAAACAAGCAAAAGAAAACTTCCCACATCTAAACTTCGAATGTCTATCGGCTGAAAAGATGTACGGCAACTACGACATAATCATAGCTTCAGCCGTCCTCCATTACCTTGACCTAGACAAAACATTTGCTATTTTCTCTCGCTGCGTCAAACAAGTAATCTGCGACATCTGGCTTCATCCGTCAGAAGTCCCCATCTTCGCTTTAACAACTCGAGGTATCTACATACCTTCAATGTCAGCTTTTATGCATATAGCTAGCAAATACTTCTCAACCATAGACCTCATCGGGCCTTCACCTAGCCCAGACGATTCTGAACGTTTTATCTTTCATCTCTCAAACCCTCTCCCTAATCCTCCATCGGCTGTAATTATCTATGGTATTGGAGATTCTGGCAAAAGTACATTATCTCGTACCTACTTCAATCATTCAATCCTTCGCACAGATGATATCTTCTTTGCTTGGAAAGAAGCTCACATACACTTGATGCTCTCTATTTCCTTCTTCTCTGACATGCTTAGGGCTAAGTATCTATCTAATTACTTAGTGTTCTGTACAAAGGAAATAACCGACTGGCTCATCCCTCGTCTAAACCACGATATAGTCATAGAAGGCTACGACTTATGTTACGAAGACTACCGAACAAATGTGATAGATCTTCTTAAATCTCACAACTACAAGATAACGGAGATCAGTCTATGAATAGGTTTTATGAAGCTTTTATAAAATATCCTACTGACAAGCCTAAATACGCTGACTTCTACCAACGTCACTTTGAAGGTCTAAATCCTTCAATCTTACTTGAAATCGGAGTCCTCAAAGGAGGTTCTCATAGAGCCTGGAAAGAGCTCTTCCCTAATACCAGAGTAGTTGGCATAGAAATTGATTCATCTATTACTAAGTCCAATAAGGACATAGAAATATATACTGGAGATCAAACTGATAAATTATTTCTAAATCATGTAATAGATACAATCGGTCATCCTGATATAATAATAGATGATGGTGGCCATACTCGTTTACAGCAGATCTTAAGTCTCACTTATCTCTGGCCTCATCTTGTCTCCGGTGGTCTTTATATTATAGAAGATTTGGAAACAAGTTTTCTTGACCATTACAATGATTATCCTCAATCAAGTTTTGATCGAGTCAGAGACTGCCTATATCCTTTAGAATGGACTGGGAAGCTTAGTGGATTTAAGGTAGGTGACCCTCTCACATATATCTATTCATCTATTATCTTTGAGCCTAACATATGCTTAATGAGGAAGAAATGAAAACTTTACTTATCGCACTCTACCCTTACAACGGTCAAGGTCTCGACGCCTGGCATGATCATGGAGCAGGGATGACAGTCGCTTCGGCCCTCAAAGCTGGATGCCAACTTGATTTCTATGACATGAAGAGAGCGAAGAATGATGAAGAATTAGTTATGTGTCTCAAGGGACCTGATGGTAAAGGCTATGACTTGATCGCTTTCGGCCTCAAGAGTTCCTACTACCCTATCGGAATGAAGCTGATTAAGATGGCTAAGGCTCAAGGCTCTAAAGTATTGGTCGGAGGCTACCATGTTACAGCTGCCCCACAAGAATTAATCGAGAATCCTGACATAGATTACATACTCAAAGGTGAGTCTGAAATAACTTTCCCTCAGTTTCTTAAATCTCCTCACCTTTTCGATCGAGTTTTTGAAGGTGAAAAGCCTTCCAACCTCGACGACTTGCCTTGGTTCGATAGAGGTATATACAGAGACCCTCTTGAAGATTGCAAAGGCTGGTGGTATGGTGGAAGACTAGCCAAAATGGTCTCTGTTGTCTCAGCCAGAGGCTGCCCTTACAAGTGTGGCTTCTGTCAACCTATTGAAGATAACCACTTTGGTAAGAAACTCCGTCGTCGATCTGTCGATTCCTTAATTGCTGAACTTCTTTGGCTTAAAGAGACTCTCCACCCTGAGTGCGTAATGATCCATGATGATACCTTTCTCATCCAGCCTCAGTGGATTGAGGAGTTTATCGAGAAGTATCCTAAAGTCGGTCTCCCTTTCTGGGCCGCAGGGCGCGCAGATGGCATAGTCAAGCACCCAGACTTGGTTAAGAGATTAGTTAAGGTAGGATGGGACTTGGTCTCTGTTGGATTCGAGTCTGGTTCGCAAAAGATCCTCGACAAGATGAATAAGGGAACTACTGTAGAGCAGAATCTTGAGGCTGCTAAGATAATTCACGAGTCTGGAGCTAAGATCTATGCCAACTATATGATCGGCCTCCCTTGGGAAACCAAAGAGGATATGCGAGCAACTGCTCGAATGGCAGATGCAATTAAAGCTGAGATGCCTTCTTGGGCCTTCTTCACTCCTTATCCAGGCAACGACCTTGGAGAGGAGTGTATAGCAGAGGGATTGTCTTTAGTTGACCGCAACCACTATGATCGCTGCCCTCATGGACGTAAAGTTCAAGGGGTTAACTATACTTATATCAATTCAGTCCTTGGTGGCTTGAGAGGAGATAAGGAAGTACCTGATAAATTCCTCTGTGATATCATAATCCCTACATATAAAAATGAAGATTTTACAGTGGCCTGTTTTGAGAGTATTAAGCGCTATACAACCTCAGTTGATTACCGTATAATCTGGGTAGACAACGCTTCTGGAGAAGAGAGCACTTTAAAAGTAGAAAAAGCTATGGCTGGAATCAACTATCTTCGTATCGATATGCCTACTAACGAAGGATTTGTTGCTGCTACTAATAAGGGAATTAAAGCATCTAGTGCTGAATTTATCTGCTTCTTAAATAACGACACTATTGTTTCAGATAGGTGGCTTGAGAAACTTATCAATGCCTTCAAGAAGCATCCCAAACTTGGCATTGTAGGTCCTATGACTCTCCCTATCAAGGGTGATAGAGTCTACGATTCACAGCATAATCTATCACTCCATCCTCAACTATTTCCAATTAAGTCTAACTTATCCATTGAGGATACTAATAAGGTATTAGAGTTCTACCATCACGAGGAAATAATAGATATTTCCTTTGTCGCTTTTCTCTGTGCAGTAGTGAAACAAGAAGTCATTAACAAAGTCGGCCTCCTTGACACTAACTACCAGCTTGGAATGTGGGATGATAATGACTATTGCATAGCGACTCGTAGACTAGGTTATGAAGTCAAACTTCTGGCTGATACTTGTATTCAACATAAAGGTCGATCAACCTTTATACTTCTTCAAGATACTGAGAACTTCAATATCTCAGAACTAATGGCTAAGAATAAAAAATATCTAGAAAAGAAGTGGAGACTAGGAACTGTAAGTGTAGTCTCTTCTCCACATCCATCTTCTAATCAATTAAAAAAGGTTAATAAATTAAGTTGGCGAGACAAACTTGCCCAGACCGTTTAATCATTAAACAAACTTATGAGGTCTAAGATGAAAACATTAAAAGTATTTTTACTCTCCTTAATCCTCCTCCTTCTTCTCTCAACGGGTGTAAGGGCTGAATTCTTTACAGATGTAATTGTAACAAGTGCTAATGGTATCTGGACTGATTCTCGAGCCTATGCCACTCTCAATGCAGCTGTTACAGCTGTTGGCGCTAATCAGCGAACTATCAAGATTGTAAGTCCTCAGGTGGTTACATCTTTGACCATTCCCTCTAATGTTACGCTGGAGTTTGATCGAGATGGCTCAATAACCAATAGTGGTCAACTCACAATCAATACTAAGAATATCATCGCCCCTAATCGTCAAATCTTCACTGGAGCTGGAAACATAGACTTTGCTAATGGGTCAGTAATAAAAACTGGTTGGTTTAATAGTATTGAGTCGGCCTTTGCCTTAACAGTTAATGACACAGTAACTTTAATTGTATCAAAAGCCCAAACAATCACTGCCAGCTACTCCCCTGGAAATAATGTAAGCTTGCAATGGAATGCTCCAGGCAATATCTTAACAGTCAACGCTGGAGTAACAGTAAGTAATATAGGTCAAGTTGTCGCTGGCAACTACCAACTCTTTGCTGGAGCTGGAAACTTTCGCTTTAGAGATGGAACTAATCTTAACTCAAGCTGGTTTGCTCATCTCCGCTCAATAATCACTTGGGTCTCAACTAATAGAGTTACCTTAACTTTACAAGGGTCTCTCCTTGTTGATCTAACTGATGCAATCCCTACTAATCTCCATGTAGATGTAGATAGTCAAAGAGGGTTATTTTCAGTCTCTGGTGGAGTCACTCTAACCATAAACAGTGCTATTCTTGCTGGTCCTTACCAGTGTTTCTCTGGAGCTGGAACAGTAGTATTACCTTCAGTAGTAGCTCATTATCCTGAATGGTATTCTTCAGGCACCTTTACCCAAGCCACCATCTCCGCTGCCCTGACCGCCATAGGGACAACGAATAAAGCAACACTACTTTTAAGACCTGGAACGTGGGTTATTTCTTCCAACGCCGATTGGCCCGCCTATTCCAACGTTACGTTTAAGATCGTGCCTGGTGCGTTAATTAGTCATGATGCGTTTACGGTGAATATCCCGTATCTTGATGCAGGTTTACATCAGATATTTAGTGGTACTGGCGCAGTTACATTATCCGGCCGCGGCCAAGTTGTCCATCCTATATGGTATTCTTCTGGAGCCGGGACGAGTGCGGAGCCATGGACAGGGTATGCTTCCCACATCGCGTGGATGGCTGGACAGAAATACATTTTCGATGAAGGATATTACTCTTATGCAACGGCACCAAGTTGGGCACTTCCGGACATCGAGGTTGAGGGAATAGGTAAAGTCTACCTTGTCCACACGGGAATGGGTTCTGGAATTGATCTCAATAATGTATCAGGTTCCCATTACGTGGGAGCGAAGATCCGCAACCTGACCCTGAAGGGGAACGCCAATACAACTATTGGGTTCGATCTCTGCGATATGCATAGAGTTGACGTATCAGACATTCATATCGGTCCTATGTCCCCAACCGGAACAGGGTTCAAGATTGCATTCTCGGTTTACAGCAAGTTCACAAACCTGAACGTAGACACCAAATATGTACCGGGAACTACTGCCGCCCAACTCCCTGCTATCGGACTACATGTTACTCGTACCTCTGGGTCGGACAGAACGACAGATACAATCTTTGAAAACTATGCCATATTGAATTCATCTATCGCAGGTATTTTGATCGACTACGCAAATAATAATAGATTTATCGGTGGATCCGTAGAATACTGCGGGAAAGGGATTAGTATTACTGGGGGCACAGAATCGGCGTTTAACTCGTTCTATTCACCATACCTTGAAAATAACACTACCCACGATGTGCATATCGCAAATGGGAACAACAACTCGTTTTATTCGCCGTATCTTAACGCCGGAGCAGTAGGAGCGGCGGGATATCTTGTAATCGACGCTGGGCAGGGGAATGCTGTTTATGGTGGTCTTGCGTCAGTTATCACCATCGCATCTGGTGTGAACAATTCAGTCCTGAGTGGTGTACGAGTTGCCAATATATTCAATGCAGGCACAAATACAAAATCTATGGGATGTTATCATGGAAGTACTTTCCTTCAACATCCTCTATTGCTTGAACAACAACCGCGTATTATGTCGATAACTATTGATGATGGATCAGACGCGGCCCACATAAAATGCACATCGGCGAGTGTATACAGAGGAGATGCAAATGCTGAACAGGACAATATTGGAAAGGATTATGTAATTACAGGCGTCTGGCAACTTAATATAGGCGGAGATAATCTATTATTGGTAGATAATGGAATAGCAGGAGATTTAGTCGCTGTTCTATCTGTTCAGGTTGTGACAAATCTATCAGCAACGGCAATAAATGTAAAAGGTGTGCTTACTGCACATCGGATGCACTTGACATTTACCAATGCTGCTACCGGTGCAGCTGTTGACTTAACAACTTTGGTTGACACTGGAGCTATAACCTTGATGGTGACATATATAACCGATTTATAGGAGGGGAATATGCCAGATCAAGATTTTAAAGGAACGCTCAATAGCGAAAAAACTAAATCAGGAACGTGGAATCCTTCTGCGGCTAATCTCACTATTGTAGGTGTGCCGACATATACTGGAATATATACGAGGATTGGAAATAGAGTTTTCGGGACGCTCACGGTTAGCTCGACTACAACAACGGCGTCAACTGCAAATTCAACAGCTTTTTCAGGACTTCCGTATACTGTTGCGGCAATAAATCTATGCCATGCCATGAATACAAGCTTTAACTACCCAGGGACGGGTTTAGTTTACTCTGACAATAAGATTTATACGCCAACATGGGGACCTTCTAAAGTAGTAATTGTTAGTTTTTCTTACACGACAACTGACCCTTATTAGGTCATTTAATGATCCAGAACCACTATATTGTGCATTAATCAGTGTATTAGGTGAAAGTAGTTGGATAAAGAACTTGAAATAATTCTTTCTAAGTGTGCCTTAAGTACGCGTATGACTGCGCTTACTTTCTTAATAGAAAGGTTTCAATCTAAGATTATTGTCAAAGGCCTTGATGAGTGTTGGGAATGTATAGAACCAGCGACTGGAGAGTATGGAAGGTTCTGGGATAGGCATAATCATAAATATTTACAGGCTCATAGAGTTGCATGGGAACTTGCAAATGGACCCATACCAGAAGGTATGGAAGCCCTCCACAAATGTGATAATAAGAGGTGCTGCAACCCTAAACATCTTTATATTGGCACTCAGTCAGATAATATGTGTGATAGAGTAGAGAGGTCGACTGGTGGAAACGGAAGATCTAATATGATGTCTAAGGATGATATTCTTAATATAAATAATCTTATTAATGATAACATAAGCCAGCGTAAAATAGCTAAAATGTACGGTATAAGTACAGCGTATGTTAGCTTACTACATACTGGTAAGAGAGGTATAAATATAACATAGTTATGGACGAGGCAATTAAAAAAATATTAGCTGCCTGCTCAATGAGTACTAGGATGACAGCTTTAACATTTTTCCCTGAGCGCTTCTACATGCCTTTTGCTGATGAGGTGCATGGGAAGATCTTTGATCTCATCGATGGCCCAGATCAGAAGGTAGCCATTGCTGCCCCTCGTGGGTATGGCAAGACCTCCATCGTCGCGCTTGCGCTTATAGCTCGTTGGATCTTATTCAATCATACAGGCTTTGTTGTCTACATTAATAAAAGCCATGATGCAGCCTCGCTGCAGACTGAAAACCTTCGCCGTGAGTTAGTTACAAATAAAATGATTAGGGCGTTCTTTGGCAACTTCAAACAGCGTGATCCTAACAAAGCTGAGTTCGATGAAGTGTTTAGTAAGAAAGCTTGGGTTGCTTATAACACGCTTGTCTGGCCAAGAGGTGCTGGACAGCAGGTTCGTGGTGTTCTATTTAAGAATGATCGACCAGGGCTTATAGTCATTGATGACCTGGAAGACCCAGAGCAAATCACTAATGATGATTATAGGAAGAAGCAGTATGAGTGGCTCTATGCTGATGTGGTGAAAGCTGTTCCTCGTATAGGGCCTTTGGCTAAGAATTGGAAAATTGTCTATATTGATACTTTAAAGCATGAGGGAGCAGTGCTTCAAAAGTTACTTGATTCGCCTGAATGGGCATCTATTAGGCTTGAAGCCTGTGATGATGACTTTCATTCGACAGCTCCTGGATTTATTTCAGATGAAGATATAATGAAGGAATGGGAACAGCATGTAGCGGCTGGACAGACAGATGTTTTCTTTCGTGAGCTTAGGAATTTGCCTATTTCAACAAAAGATGCCGCATTTAGAACTGAGTATTTTCATTACTACAATTTACCTTATGGTAAGCCTAGACAAGAATTGGATATAGAGACTTTAGATGTAGATGTCCAACAGAATAATAACATTGAGACAGTAGTTATTCTTGATCCTGCTAAAACTGTCAAGATTCACTCAGCTGAATCGGCTATCGTTGGTATAGGTATTGATCTTGCCAGTGCAAAGGTATATATTAGGGATATCATTTCAGAGAAAATGTATCCTGATGAGATCTATGACGCTATGTTTGGGATGGCTCAGATGTTAGGTGCAAAAGTACTAGGGATCGAGGAAACATCCCTTAATGAGTTTATCAAACAGCCGATCAAAAATGAGATGTTTAAGCGTGGAACTTTTTATGAGCTTGTCTGGTTAAAAGCTAGAGGTGGAATGAAGAAAGAACATCGAGTGAAGGAACTCGTACCATATTATAGAGGTGGTTATATCTATCATAATGCATCTTGTGTAGGAATAAAAAAACTTGAACAACAGTTGTTGATGTTTCCTAGGTCAGCTCTCTGGGACTTAATGGATGCTGAGGCTTATCTTATTGAAATGCTTGAGCTTGGTGAAAGGTATTTTAGTCCAGCGGATGACTTAAAAGACGATGAGGCTGAATATAAAGATATTCAGTATGAGAAAGCTATTGAGAATTGGAGGGCCACATAATGGATGTTCTTCCTTCTGTCTTAGGTGCTATTGTGATAGCTCTAGTTTCAGGTATAGTTGGTCAGTGTATTGGAATAAGGAACAGTGTAAAGAAAGAAAACTGTAATCAGATAAGAGGTGCTTGTCAAGCTTTACTAATATTTAAGATTGATACACTAAGCGAAAAAATAGACTCGTTAACTGTAGTTGTGAATAATAAACTTTTGGGAATTTAAGTTCATTTAACGATTAAACGGACTATTAACAATGACTTTAAGACAAATAAGAATTGGATCGCTGCCAGGTTTTCAGTATGATGATGCTGATTATGATTCAGCTGCTGAAACCAATCAGCCAATCAAAGCTGGAACACCAGTTGATCCTACTGATGTTATACGTCTTATTGATCTTGGAGCTTATGTGACTGGCCCAGCCGGTGCAGTAGATTCTAATGTTGCCGAGTTTAGTGGTGCGACTGGAAAGGTATTAAAAGATAGCGGTGTTACTCATGTACAGTTAACAGCGGCTGTTGGGGCAACTCATACTCAAGGGACTGATACTGCACTTGGAGTACTAGGTGTAAAGAATCCTCCTATAGATGCTGATAAGGCAATTTATAGGGATTCTACTGCTGGTGATGTATTAGTGACATCAACTTGGACTCAGATTAAAGCATTCTTGAAGACCTACTTCGATACACTTTATGGAACCTTGGCTACTTCTCATGCTAGGTCTCATGCTATCTCTTCAACATCTGATCATTCAGATGTTAACTTAGCTGGAATATCTAACAAAGATCTAATGCAGTGGGATGATCCCTCATCAAAGTGGCTACCTAAGTCTCTTGATGAGGTTATCTCAGGTCAGAGTATATCTCCAAGTTCAGTGGTTATAGGAACTGTCGAAGATTGGCGCTATGCTGCAGCTATAGCAGATGATGGTCATGTAGACCTACCGACTATCAAAGCTAACTATGCTGCTAAGTGTGAAGTGATAGTATCTTCAGTTGGAGTTATAGATGCAAATGCAACTTTCATGATAGACTCAACAGGTACAGTAACACCACAAGTAGATTCGGGAAATTGTGTCTATAATATAGATACAGATGTAAAACTTTGTATAGGGACAGCAGCTGCCCAGAATCCTCTCATTATTAAATATAGACTTGGCAGTGCGGTAGCTAATATAATGATCACTATGTTGTATGTCAAAGCCTAGGAGAATCAAATGCCCTACATAATTATGGGAGAGCCATCTGGTTGGAGAGACGAGAGATATAAAAAGGATTATAATTACAAGTATCCTTATAAACTAGATCTTCGTCCTGATAGTAAATTACATAAGAAGCTCCGCTCAAGAATCTGGGAACGGGCCAGTGCATCAAGGAATGAGATCTCCAAACGATTCAGTTCGTGGCGTGAGATAGATAAAACCTTGACTACTTATGTTGATCTATCTAATACAGATAAGGGAACTAAGGAAGACGCTATAAAATTAAAGGACCCTACAAAACCTTTGACAATAGTATTTCCTTATACCTATTCAATGCTTGAGGCATTGTTAACTTATCTATCAATGGCTTTCTTTCAAGATCCTATGTTTCAGTATGAGGGTGTTGAAGATGATGATACTGTTGGGGCAATGTTGATGGAGTTGGTTATTAGACTTCACTGTATTAAGAATAAAGTACCATTAGCAGTTCATACTGTTCTACGTGACTCACTTAGTTATGGTGTAGGAATTGGTATTCCAGAATGGAGACGCCAGTTTGGAAAGAAAGTAATCAAAGCATCTGTGACTACAGAATCTGAACTTGGAACAGATACTCAACAGATGAATCAGTTTGTAACAAGCCTCTTATTTGAGGGGAATGCTCTATCAAATATAGATCCTTATATGTGGCTACCAGACCCATCTGTATCAAGTGATAATGTTCAGAAAGGGGAATTCTTAGGATGGGTTGATAGAGATAATTATATGAACTTACTTAGCCAGGAAAACCAGCCTGACTCAGGACTTTTCAATGTAAAGTATTTAAAAGGTAAGAATAATAAGAGGTCAACCTTAGCACTTGATGAGAGTGATAGAAGTACTAGACACGGCGGCTCATCTGATATACATAGATCAATGTCTACTACAATTTCACCAGTAGATAGAATCCATATGTATATCACCCTCATTCCAAAAGAGTGGAAGTTATCAAGGAGTGAAGTTCCAGAGAAATGGTACTTTGAACTGGCTGGAGATGATGTGATTATAGCTTGTGAGAAAGCAGACCATAATCATGGACAGTATCCAATGGCTGTGGCAAGTCCTGAGTACGACGGCTATTCGATCACTCCTATTGGAAGGATGGAAGTGCTGTATGGTCTACAGCATACATTAGACTTTCTCTTTAATAGTCATGTAGCTAATGTTAGAAAAGCTATCAACGATATGTTAGTGGTCGATCCTTATCTCGTCAATATTAATGACTTGAAAGATCCACAGCCTGGCAAACTCATTCGATTGAGAAGGCCTGCTTGGGGTAGGGGTGTTGATAAGGTTGTTCAACAACTCCAAGTCACCGATATTACCAGATTAAATATTAGTGATTCAGCCTATATAACTCAGTGGATGGATCGTATATCTGGGGCTGATCAGTCTATGCAAGGAGCTCTTCGTCAATCTGGTCCTGAGCGGCTGACAGGCGCTGAATTTAGTGGAACTCGGAGCTCGGCCATTTCAAGATTGCAGCGAATGGCTATGATTATCGGTATGCAGTTTATGCAAGATATAGGTACACAGTTTGCTGTCCACTGTCAGCAATATATGACTCAGCAGGCCTATATAAATGTTGAAGGTAGATATGCTGAGCAGTTGATGAAAAACTTTACCAATGGAAAGACGAGGGGAAGAGTAAGTCCAAGTGATTTGGCAATCAACTATGATTTGATTGTAAGGGATGGATCAATTCCTGGAGGTAACTTCTCTCAGTCGTGGATTGAGTTGTTCAAAATTATAGGAACTCAACCTGAACTTGCTCAGCAGTTTGATGTAACTCGGATATTTACCTATATTGCTCAACAACTCGGTGCTAAGAATGTTGAGGACTTTAGACGTAACGTGAATCAGATTCAGATGCAGTCTATGCCAGATGACCAAGTCGCTCAACAAGCCCAGGCTGGAAACTTTATGCCTATAGGAGCTCAGTAATGGAAGCTATTCAAATAAGAGTAAGTAGAGAATCTATTGAGGAATTCAAAGAATCTATTCTCTGGGCTGATATTGTTGAGGAGCTTAGGTCATGGAAAGAAGGATTTAATCGTGAGATGCTATCAATAGTTGATGATGCTGAAGGAAAGAATCCCTCAACTGCATCAGTCTTACTCCATATGGGAGATCTTAATGGAAGACAGAAGGCAGTTGATTATTTCTTAAGTCTCCCTGATGTATTTATAAGTCTTATAGAGGAAAAGAAGGA